ATACACACTCTCCGAGCGTGGCCAGGCGGCCACGCAGGCGGTCGGGCTGTCGAAACGGACGGTGCAGGAGAAGATCTGGCAGCTCACGCCGCAGGAGATCGCCCGCAACGAGGCCGAACTGGCCGCCGAGGCTCTCCTCGAGCCTGTTCCCACCCCGGAGCCCGTGGGTGCTGCAGCGTGACGAGGTGGCGGCCCTCGTGGAACGCCACAAGGCAACCCAGGCCCGTATCTCGTCCCGCACCGCAGCGCAACTCGTCCGAATCTGGGACGGGCTCGACGGATACGACGAAGCCGACCTCTCGACGTTCCTGAGGCTCGCCGGACCACACACGTTCGCTGCGAAACGCACTGCGATCACTGTGGCGGTCGGTTTCTACGCCGCCATCCTTCAACTTCGACCGCCGGCCATCCCGATCGGGGCGATCGACGTCGAGTACAACGCTCGGTCGCCGTTCACCGCTGTCTGGCACGCCCTCTCCGAAGGCCGCCCGTACGACGAAGCCGTGAGTGCCGGCCGATCCATCACTGAAGCCCAAACGGACCGATTCGTGGCCTCAGCTGCCCGAAGGACCGGCGACCACGTCACCACCGCCACACGGACTCGCGTGGCCTGGGAGCGTGTTCCACGGGCCGCTGCCTGCCGGTTCTGCCGTGACGCCGCAGGCCAGCGATACAAGACCTCAGAGACGGCCGATTTCGGCCACGACCGGTGCGGCTGCACAGCCGTCCCCGTCGCCCTCTGACCGCCCCGCAACGGGGCACCCACCAACCCGAAACGGGAGAACCAGCGATGCCAGAGACCACGGCCGAAACGGCCACCACCGACGCGCCCACAACCGAGACCACGGAGACCGAGACCGCAACGGTCGACCTCTCCGCCGAAGTCGAGAAGTGGAAGGCCCAAGCCCGCAAGAACGAGGAACGCGCCAAGGCCAACGCCAAGGCCGCGACCGAGCTCGAGCAGTTGAAGGCGTCCACGATGTCCGACACGGAGAAGGCGATCGCCGAAGCCGAGGCACGCGGGCGCACCGCGGCCACGGCCGAGCTGGCGGTCGAACTCGTCGACGCGGCACTCGAAGCGAAGTCTGCTGGCCGGCTCAGCCCGGAGCAGTTGACGGCGCTCACGTTCGGTCTCGACCGCGCCAAGTTCCTCGGCGAGGACGGCAAGGTCGACCACCAGTCGGTCTCCACGTTCATCGACGGCATCGCACCCGCACAGACCACCGAGCAAGCGCCGGCAACTCCGCCGGGCTACCCCGCCGCACCCGACTTGGGTCAGGGCGCTCGAGGCACCACGCCGGCGCTGAACAGCGATGCACTCACGCAGTCGCTGAAGCGCGCGGTCGGGGCCGCCTAACCCTCCCGAAAGGACACCCCCATGGCGATCACCGCCGCAACCAAGACGTCGGACTTCTCCGGCTTCCTCCCCGCCCACGAGGCCGCACCGATCTTCGAGCGCGCTGCTCGCCAGTCGGTCGTGCAGCAGCTCGTCCCGCAGGTCCCGCTCGGGATCAACGGCGAGTCCATCCCCGTCGTCACCGGCCGGCCCGCCGCGGGGTGGGTCGATGAGGGCGGCATCAAGCCGGCCAGTTCCGGCACCCTCGCTCTCAAGTCGATGGTGCCCAAGAAGCTCGCCGCGATCCTGGTGGTCTCCGCCGAGGTCGTGCGTGCCAACCCCGGTGGCTACATCAACACGATGCGGAACTCGCTCGCCGAGTCCTTCGCCGTCGCGTTCGACCGTGCCGCCCTCCACGACGAAGGTCCCGACGGCACCGCCGGCGGTGGCCCCTTCGCCACCTACATGGACCAGACCACGAAGGGCGCCGAGATCGGCGGTTCTTCGCAGGCTCTCGGCGGCATCCACGGCGACCTCGTCGAGGCGATGCGCGAGATCGTCACCGACTCCGACGCTTCGGGCCGGCGCTACCGCCTGAATGGCTGGGCGCTCGACTCGATCCTGGAGCCGACCCTGTGGGGCGCCACCGACACCACCGGCCGCCCGCTCTACGTGGAGCTCCCGACCGATGCCGACGCCGCTGGCCTCAGCACCGCCGGCCGGCTGCTGAACCGCCCGTCGTTCATTGGCGAGGGTGTCGCCACCGCCAACCAGACCTCGGTCGTCGGCTACGGCGGCGACTTCGGTCAGGCAGCGTGGGGCGTCGTCGGTGGCATCAGCTACCGGGTCTCGACCGAGGCGGCCGTGACGATCAACGGCACGCTCACGTCGCTGTTCGAGCACAACCTCGTCGCCATCCTCGCTGAGGCGGAGTACGGCTTCCTGCTCAACGACCCCGACGCGTTCGTGAAGCTCACGAACAACTCCGGTTCCTGATCATCCGCGGTCCCCGCCTTCGGGCGGGGACCTCCGATCGGAGGTGTGATGGTCGCACTCGCTGACACCGAGGATCTGCAGGCCGTGATGCGCCGGCAGATGGACACATCCGACCTCGAGCGCGCCCCCCGGCTGCTCGATATCGCTTCCCAGCGCGTCCGCACCTTCACCGGCCTCGAGTTCACGCTCGCGACCTCGACGGTGACGCTGAGGGTCCGCAACCGCAAGGTGAGGCTCCCTCAGCGCCCCGTTGTCGCCGTCACCGGCGTGACCGACATCAACAACAACACGGTCTCCTACGAGTGGGATGGGCTGCAGATCATCGATCTCGCCTCGACCCCGATCAACTCGTTCGAGATCAACCTGTGGCGCGGCGGACTCAAGACCGTGAAGGCCACCTATGAGCACGGCTGGTCGACGATCCCCGAGGACGTCATCGGGATCGTGTGCGACATGGTCGCATCAGCCCTCGACTCCCCCCCAGAGGACGTCGGTGTGCAGTCCGAGTCCCTCGGCCCATTCTCGATCAGCACCGGCAGCCAGTACCCCGGCGGCGTGCGCCTCACCCAGTCCATGAAGGACGCCCTCTCCGACTACCGAACCACTCCGGTCGGAACGGCCAACGTGTCGTGACCGTCGTCGTCCTGGTGCCGATGCTGACCCGGCCCCACCGGGTCGTACCGCTCCTCGAGTCCATCCGGTCGTCGTGCCCCGAAGCTCGGACACTGTTCGTCTGCTCCCCCGAAGACACCGCGGTTCACGGAGCCATCGACGCGGCCGGCGAGGAACGCATCAGTGTTCTCGGTCCATTCCCCGGCGACTACGCCCGCAAGATCAACGCCGGCTACCGGCACACCACCGAAGGCCACATGTTCCTCGGAGCTGATGATCTCCTCTTCCACCCCGGGTGGTACGAGGCGGCAGTCGCCCAACTCTCCGAAGGCATCGGCGTCGTTGGCACCAACGATCTTGGCAACCAGCGGGTCATCGCCGGCGACCATGCCACGCACAGCCTCGTCACCCGTGACTACTGCGACCGATTCGGCACGATCGACGGACCCGGCGCAGTGCTGACCGAGGTGTACCCCCACGAGTTCGTGGATGACGAGTTCGTGGGCACCGCGAAGCATCGCAACGCGTGGGCGTTCGCGTTCGATTCCCACGTCGAGCACCTTCACCCGTCATGGGGGAAGGCGCCGATGGACCCGATGTACGCCCAGCAGACGTCGCGGATGAACGCCGGTCGACGCATCTACCGACGGAGGCAGCCACTGTGGACGTGACGATCGCGGTCGCCACCTTCGGAGACGAAGCGTGGTCCGAGCTCGCTCGACGACGGGCGATTCCGTCCGCCGCACAGTTCGGTGTACCGGTCGTCCACGTCCACGCCGACACTCTGCACGACGCCCGCAACCAAGCGGTCGACCGAGTCGAGACCGAATGGGTCGTACACCTCGACGCCGACGACGAGCTCGAGATCGACTACCTCGACGCCCTCGACGCCGGCACGGCCGATCTGCGGGCCCCGTCTGTCCGCTACGTCGCCGACTCCTTCCCCGACCCCTACGTCCCCAAGGTCGCCGGCCACCGCCATGACTGCACCGCCGAGTGCCTCCCGGAAGGGAACTGGCTCGTTGTCGGGTCCCTCGTCCGGGCACAGATGGTGCGCGACGTCGGCGGGTGGCGCGACTTCACTTGGTCCGAGGACTGGGACCTCTGGCTGCGGTGCTGGCTCGCCGGCGCGACGGTTGAGGCGATCCCCGACGCGATCTACCGGGCATACGTCCGCCCCAACTCCCGCAACCGAGCCCCTCAGCACGCCGAACGGATCGTTGCCCATCGGGCAATTTACGAAGCGAACTTCGGGGTGGCGGCGTGATCTCACTCCTCGTTCTGACCGACGGCCGAGACGACGTCCTGGCCCGCACCCTCCCTGTTGCCGCCGAGCACGTCCCGTACGAGCGGCTGATCATCCACGACGACACCGGCAGCCTCGAGCACCGGCAGATGCTCGCCAACACCTATCGCCACTTCGACGCTCAGGTCATCGGGGGGGCTCAACGTCGCGGGTTCGGCGGTGCGATCCGGGCAGCATGGCAGCACCTCGAACGCACCCCGAACCCGTTCGTTGTCCACCTCGAGGATGACTTCGTGCTGAGCCGGCACCTCGACTGGTCCAATCTGGCCGACACGCTCGTCCGACAGCCTCACCTCGTGCAGTTGGCGCTCCGGCGGCAGCCGTGGAACGAGGAAGAACGAGCCGCCGGCGGCATTGTCGAGCAGCACCCAGCCGACTACGCCGATTGCTCCGACGTCGGCGGTGCGTGGCTGGAGCACACCCGGTTCTTCACCACGAACCCGTCGATCTATCGCCGGTCCCTCTGCACTGAGGGGTGGCCGGAGGGCGACAACAGCGAAGGCCGGTTTGGCCTCGAGCTTCTCCGCCGCCACCCGAGCTGGCGGTTCGCCTTCTGGGGCGCCCGCAACTCCGGGGAGTGGTGCGAGCACATTGGCCTCGAGCGAGTCGGAACGGGGTACTGATGGCGACCTTCGGGATCTCGATGGTGAAGGACGAGGCCGACATC